ATTAGCACTAAACAAAGATTTGATAAATACCTTAACACAATACAACAACAATGACATACCAAGAATTTTTACAAGGCAAAAGACATCTATTAGGGGAGTTTGGATTTGAACCAAATTACTTTCCTGATATAGCTTTTGACTTTCAAAATCATATAATTGAGAAAGCTATCAAAAAGGGCAGAATGGCAATATTTGCCGATACTGGGTTGGGTAAAACTTTAATTCAATTGGCAATAGCAAAAAACATCATTCAGCATACTAATAAAAAAGTATTGATATTAACTCCTTTAGCTGTTGCCTTTCAATTTATATTAGAAGCTGATAAACTTGGAATTGACGATATAGAATACTCTAAAGACGGAAAGCATACCAAAAAAATAGTTATATGTAATTATGAGCGTTTACACTATTTTAACTCACAAGATTTTGAAGGGGTTATTTTGGATGAAAGTTCAATACTTAAGAATTTTGACGGCAAAATAAAAAACCAAGTAAACTCTTTTGTAAAAAAGATTCCTTATAGATATTTAAGCACAGCAACCCCATCCCCGAATGATTTTATTGAATTAGGAACAAGTAGCGAGGCTTTGGGCTATATGGGCTATATGGATATGCTTACCAAGTTTTTTAAGAACAATCAAAATAGCGTAGATTCTAATAATAGAAACATTGGCGAAAAGTTTTACTTAAAACCTCACGGAGAAAAAGACTTTTTTGCTTGGGTTAATCAATGGGCTATTATGGTAAAAATGCCAAGTGATTTAGGGTTTTCAAATGATAGATACAATCTCCCTAATTTAGTTGTAAATAAGCACAAGGTGCAAAACCAAAGCCTTATAACTATTGACGGCCAAGTTCAAATGTTTACACCTATTGCCAAATCAATGACCGAAGTTAGACATGAGCAAAAGCAAACCGAGTTAAAAAGGTGCGAAAAGGCCGTAGAATTGTCTAATGGTAAGTTATCTGTTTATTGGTGCAATACTAACAATGAAAGCGCCCTACTCAAGTCAATGGATAAAGAAGCTATTGAAATAATAGGCAGTCAATCTATTGAGAAAAAAGAAGAAATACTTTTAGCCTTTGCCAATGGAGAAATAAAAAGGTTAATAACTAAAGCTAAAATGACGGGTATGGGATTAAATTGGCAACATTGTAATCATTCGGTTTTCTTCCCTACATGGAGTTATGAACAATACTACCAAGCTATAAGAAGGTTTTGGAGATTTGGACAAAAAAATGATGTAACTATTGACATGGTTATATCTGACGGCCAAACAAGGGTTATAGAAGCTTTAGAGCAAAAAACAGAAAAGGCAATCCAACTGCACAAATCATTGACAGAAAACGTAAACAACTCATTTAAAAACATAACAAAAGAATTTAACAAACCAATTTTAACACCAAAATTTTTATAACATGGAAAACAACGTAAAAGACCAATTACATACTGACAGATACTCAATTTATAATTCAGATTGTATGTTAGTAATGCCAACTATCCCAAATGAAAGCATTGACCTTTCTATTTATTCACCTCCTTTTGCAGGATTGTATAATTACAGCTCTAGCGAACATGATTTTAGCAATTGCGAAAGCAAAGAACAATTTTTAGTTCAATACGAATATTTGGTAAAAGAGATTTCAAGGGTAACCAAAGCTGGTAGAATTACTGCCGTACATTGCACGGATGTATTTGACAATACTTGTAGATTGTGGGATTTCCCTAATGAAATTATTAAAATACACGAAATGCACGGATTTGAATATAGAAACAGAATTACAATATGGAAAGAACCTTTAAAAGTTCGTATGCGTACAATGGTTCAATCGTTAATGCACAAATTTATAGTAGAAGATTCTACAAAGTGTTTTACCGCAATGCCTGATTACGTCTTAGTGTTTACAAAAAAAGGCGATAACCAAGTGCCGGTTATACATCCTTTTGGTATTAACACCTATGCAGGAGAAACACCAATTTTGCCAAACATTTTAAGAGCCTGGAACAATGCAAACGAAGCTAATTTAAATGAAGAACAACTTTGGGAGCACCTTAACAAGATTAATGAATCTGACAAAATAACTAAGTTAAATCATTATATCTGGCAGCGTTACGCCTCGAGCGTTTGGGATGACATTAGAATTGACAATGTTTTACCTTTTAGAGATTCAAAAGAAGAGGATGACGAAAAGCACGTACATCCGCTACAATTAGATGTAATTGATAGATTGGTGGAGTTATACTCTAATCCTGATGAAGTTGTTTTAACTCCGTTTATGGGTGTAGGTAGTGAGGTTTTTAGCCCTATTTCTTTAGGCCGAAAAGCGATAGGAATTGAATTAAAAGATAGTTACTATAAGCAAGCTATTTTAAATTTAAAAGAGGCTAATTCAAGATTTAAAGAAGAAAAACAAGTAACCCTATTTTAATATGCCACGCAAGAAGAAACCTTGTAAAGTATGCCAAAAGCCGTTTGAGCCGAAAAGGCGATTGCAGCAAGTTTGTTCGGTTGGATGCAGTTATGAGTTGGTTATGCAACTAAAAGCCAAGCAGCAAGCTAAAAACAACGCAATTTTGGAAGAAGCAAGGGAAACTACTTCCGACCTTAGACACAAACTCCAGACCGAGATAAACAAGTTAATCAGAGCGATTGATTATGGTCAGCCTTGTATCAGTTGCGGAGTTTTAAACCAACATATGGAAGCAGGACACTACCACCATAAGAGCAAGAATAGCGCAAGCGAATGCACTTTTCATCTTTGGAATCTATCAAGTCAATGTAAGTACTGCAATCGCTTTCAAAATGGTAATTTAATTAAGTACGGAATTAACATTGAGAAGATCTATGGCGAAGAAATTTACAACTTACTTCACGATCTCCCGACTATGTATCGTGGTTTAAATTGGAGTAAGGATGAACTCAAAGAATTTATCCGAGTAGCCAAACTCATCAACAAATCAATGCCAAAGCAGGAAGTTTACACCACAGAAAAAAGAATTGAACTAAGAAAAACATTTAACAACCAACTTAAAATTTATACAATATGAAAGCAACATCACAAAAGCAACAAATCATCCTACTTTTATTAGAGGGATGGACAGACCCTATCAGCGCATTTAAGCACGCAGGGACAATTAAACTAAGCACCAGAGTAGGAGAGTTAAGAGAACACTTTAACATTCTTCACAGAGAGAAGGTGACTGAATCTAAATTTGGCAAGCGAGTGCGGTACTTTGAATATAAAATTGTAAAGGATAAAAATGTGAAAAAAGCATTAGAGTTTTATAAATTAAATTAGTTATTTTTGTAATCGGGTTGCTTAGGCATAAGCGTAAAAGGGTCGCACGTTTCCTTTCCCAATTTTTTTTAACGTGCAAATTTAAAAACGTGAATTATGGCAAAAGACCCAGCATTTTTATTTTATACATCAGACTTCCTAACAGGAACTATGTTTATGACTAACGAGCAAGTAGGAATTTATATCAGATTACTTTGTTCACAACATCAGCACGGAGGAATAATTGATAAGGTTTCCTTTAATTCTTTAGTAGGCACTCACGAAGTAGTGAGGGTTAAATTTGAAGAAACCGAATCAGGTTTTTACAATATTAGACTAATGGAAGTTATGGGTGCAAGAAACGCAAAAAGTAACAATTTATCCTTAGCAGTTAAAAAGGTATGGGAAGAGCGAAAAAATGCAATTCCATTAAAAAGTGATGCAATTCCAATGCAATTGCATAAGAATTCTAAAGGAAAAGCAAAGAAAACGAATGCAATTCCTATGGAACTTGTAAATGAAAATGAAGTTATAGATTATTTTATATTAAATGGCTATAAAAAAGAAATAGCTATACGAGCATTTAACTATTATAACGAAGCAAATTGGCACGATGCATCTGGAAAAAAAGTTTTGAATTGGAAACAGAAAATGCAATCGGTTTGGTTTAAAGAAGAAAACAAGGCAAAAAAACAAGAAACGGAAACCGAGCGTAAGATTCGTGAATTTAAAGAAAGGGGTTTTTAATGAATGTAAAAATAATTGATTACAACGCTAAACGAAAAGAGTTTGAAGTATTCCATAAGACAGGCGGAGCGGGAATGAATTACGCAGGATTTGAGTGCTTAAATGGAGTGTTTCAGTTTGCTTTGGATGGCGTAACCGATATAACAGGAACTCCCGCAAGTGGTAAAACTGAGTTTGGACTTGAAATACTATTCTATCAATCAGAAGTATTTGGGTTAAGACATCTTCTTTATGCACCTGATATTGGAAGTTATAACGAAATTAGAAGAAAGCTAATAGTAAAGTATTATCGTAGAAGTTTTAGAGGCTACGAAAACTCAATTACTGATTTAGATTTAATAAACGCAACGGCTTGGATTGATACTTACTTTTTGATTGCAGGCAAAGAAGATGCTAAAAAACCACTTTCCCCTATTGACCTTTGGAATTTTACTTGCGAGTATGAAGATAAAAACGGAATTGTTAACACTTGTTTTATTGATAGTTGGAAGAACCTCTATCACGATATACAAGGTAGAGAAGACCAATATTTGGATTATGTCTTAAGTTACCGAAACGAGTTAGCTGAATTAAAACAGAGGCACTTTATGACAATAGCCCATCCAAAGAACGTAGAATTTGATAAGGACACGAAGAAAAGGCGAATACCAGATGCAAACGATATAAGCGGTGGCGCAAGTTGGTATAGGAACGGCAAGGTAATTTGCTCGGTAGATTGGCCAAATAAAGAGAAAAACGATACAGATGTTTATTTCTCTAAAATCAAACCCGACACAATTGGAAAGGCTAAACCTTTGATTGGATTTTTAGAATTTGATTGGAGAAAATCAAGATACCGAGAAACCTTAGAAGGCAAAATCTGCTATGCTGGAGAAGGGAAAAAGCTAAGAGAAGCGGGAGAATTTATAGGATTTGCAAGTGAAACTAAAACACCATTTTAAAATATGGACAAAAACAAAGAAGGCTGGTCAATAGATATAACCAGCAAAAAAGCAACGCATTACTACAAGGATGGGGTATCATTATGTAAAAAAGCTAATCAAAAATTCTTTATGGATAAATTTGATAAATCAAGTGATTACTCTCAAGTATTAGGTAGCGTTTGCAGTTTATGCCAAAAGAAATTAAACAAAAAATAAAATGCAAGATTTTATAGTAGTAAAAGAACATCCTCAAATGTTGTTATTTATTGATAGCCTACAAAAGAAAAATGCGGAGGCTCTATCATTTTACCCTAAACAAGTATTTGAAAGAGAATTAAATAATGGCCGATTATTTTTAGGTTTGCTAAATGGGCAGCCTTGTGGTTATATTTATGTTGGTGCAGGTGGTGGGGATGTTAAATGCCATCAAGTTTGTATTGAATATGATGCAAGAAGAAAGTTATATGGTGCTATGTTAGTGGTTGCTCTTGAGAGTTATGCAAAAGATAGTTTTTCAAATAGCGTAACTTTAAGATGCGGATTTGACTTAGAAGCCAATAAGTTTTGGGAGGAAATGGGCTATAAATGTATTGCAGTAAAAGATGGAGGTGTAAGGAGAATGAGAAAAATAAACGTTTGGAGAAAATACTTAGTTCCTCAAATGTTTGAACAAGAATGGGTAGAGCCTGTTGAGGGTAAAACAGATGCTTCATTATGGAGAAAACATAAAGACACTGGCATTATAACTCAATTTGCAAGAGGTAAAAAAATGAACGATTACAGATTAATTTTACTAAATAAAGAAAATAAAATCTAATGAACTACAAAAAAGCATACGAAAAAACCTTTATGCAGCTATATCTTCTCAAGGCACAGATGACCTTTGACGAGCAAAAAGAAGCTAAGACCTTACATATAGTAGGTAAGTTAGGCAATGTCATCACTACTCTACACAATAGCGCAGAACAAGCAAGTGGAGAGCGAAAAGAAAAAGCCGAGAAGATTCTTACAGATTTAGTGTCCGTTCATCAGCACATTGGGCAACTATATCTATCAGAAATGGCAGCAAGGGCAAGAAATCTGGAACTAAATAAAAATATTTTAGACCTCGCAACTCGTTTAGAATCAGCCGAAAAGAGAGTAAAGGATTTGGAGGGGATAGATAGTTTTTAAAAAGTATTTTCTTATTAAGAATATTATTATAATTTTGTTGCATTATGACAAACACAAAAAGAAAAGCACTCGACCTACCAACTGAAGTAGTCAAGTTTTACCAACTTAAAGCTATTGAGCAAGATAAATCAGTAAAGAAGATTCTGGAGGAGGTATTGATTAAAGCGGCTAAGATTGGAGAATAGTTTACTTTATACCCTAAGTGGTATGATATGTCGCTTATTAACTATAATTGTACCCTATAAGGTATTTTAAAGCATTTAAACAATATGAAAAAACTAAGCATACTTTTTGCAGTAGTCTTGTTAGGCTGCTCAAAACCAAAAGAACCAACCCCAACCCCAACCCCAAGCACGTTTAAAGAAGATATAAATGTACGTTGGGAAACATCAGGCAAAAGTGGAGTTAAAATGGTAAGCCTAAACGACCAAAAGATGATAATAGGCTCAAGTTATCTGCTAAAACCAAACGACAAGATTAAGTACATAATTGAGGCAACAGGAACTAAGGTAGTCTTTAGAGTTTTTAATAACAGAACTAAAGAAGTAGTTTTTGCAGACTCAAGCGATGGTACATTTGGAGGAACATTTATCTATTAACTATGAAAATATTAGCAGCGGTAATTTGCACAGATTTTAAAGCCTATTCACTAAAAAAGTGTTTAGAAGCGATTAGAGCGGCAGGTTTTGAACAGATACTACTAAACTACGAAGGAAGCATTCCAAACGATTTAGATGTAGATTATACCCAAGAATGGATATTTAACGGAG